GTTTAAATTCCTTTCTTAATTCTAAAAGAACTCTTACATTGATTTCAACATCTTGTTCACATCTATGTAACATTCTTTCTTCAAAGAAAGACCATTGCTCTTGAGACGGTTTAGCTAATCCTAATCGTTCACCCCATTGAGCAAGTCCATGACCACCTCTACTAAAGTTAAGAAGCTGAGATAACAATAAAGTATCAGTTACTTTCTTATTGTACTCAAACCTATATAACTTATTTAATAAAGGTAAATCATAAGCGTAAATGTTATGACCTATTAATGAATCAGCTTTAGACATCTCATATAAAGCTGTTGCAATAGATTGATAACCTTCTACTTCATCAGTGTAAGTTACTCTTTCCTTAGTATCTAAGTTATAAAGCACTATACACCATACTTTAGTAGCATCATTAAGCAATCCATCAGCTTCAATGTCGAATACATAATTCATATATTACTCCTTATTATTATTATTAAAACGGTACTACATCATCATACTCTTCTTCTTCAGCATCAGCAATATTAAATTCATATTTCTTTACTGAGATTAATCTACCAGTAGATTCGTTAAACTTAGCAGAACCAGCATAACCTGTTCTACCAGTAAATCTATTCTTAAGTACATTGACTTTCACTTGATTTCTCTCTTCAACACTATCTGCATACTTGTTTCTAGAGAAAGCAATAATTTGAAACGCTATTTGTTTCAGAGAACCTGAGCCTTTCAAACTATCTTCAGTGACTTCAGCACCTTGTTCATATGATATAGAACCTATACCAGTCTTTCTTAGATGAGATACTACACCGACCCATACATCAAACTTCTTACAAAGTTTAAGTAAGTCAGACATAGTCTTATCCATTGCTTTGTTTACATCACCGTCAATCTCGCTTACAGCTATTGTAATATGATCTAGGTAAATAAACTTACAACCTATCGCAGCTAGATATTCTATCTTATGCATTAAGCTATCATCTGATAAAGAACCTTGGTGGTCTAGCAATGTAAATCTACCTGTACCAGCAGTAGCTTCCCAAGCTTTTCTACCCTCATCACCTTTCCTATCAAACTTAGTATCAGGTAAGTTGATTCTTTTATTAAGATGAATACCGATAATGCCGTCAAGAGTTTCTTTAACAGATTCTTCTAACGATACAATACCTATTTGATGGTCTGTAGTAGTAAGTAAGTGGTATATATCTTCCTTAACAAAGGTTGACTTACCTGTACCAGTACCTGCAGTGAAGATTGTTAACTCACCTGTTCGTCTGCCGTATGTAAAGCTATTTACACCACAGAAACAATCAGGATAAGGTACACTATCTTCTCTCATATCCTTAGAAAACTCTTCCCATGTAGAAGCGGAGTTAATAATACCTGCTGGACTATATGTTTCTGCTCTCCATAAAGCATCTTCAAGTTCTCTTAAGTGATTACCTACAAGATAGTCACTAGCATCTTTACCGTATCTACCTAGCTGAGCAATCTTTGCTTTACCTGTCCTAACTACTTTAGCACATTCTTCTGCACTCTTCTTTCCTACATCATCAGCATCGAAACAAAATACTACTTCATCGAACGTGTTAATGTAATCTAGGTTAGCACAGATTTGTTTTAAAGCACCACCTACACCGTTGGTTACGGATACTACTGCATACTCTTTATTCTTGTTAGCGTTCATCTGTTGTACAGACAAAGCATCTAACTCGCCTTCAGTTATAACAAGTCTTAAACCACCTGTCTGAAATAAAGATTGACCGAATAATTCTACATCATTCTTTACATCACCTATAGCAATAAACTTCTTGTTAGAAACTTCTCTACGTGAATAACCTACAGTTTTACCATTACGGGTAGTAGGATAATAATGATACTTAATAGTCTGACCATCAGTCTCATCATAACCTATCTTAACACCGTACTTATTAGCAACTTCTTTTGTAATACCTCTTTCCTTAAAACCTCTTACAGGAAAGTCTTTTACATCAGACACTGTTTCTAAATTGTCCATCTGTTTATACTCCTTATTATTATTATTATTAAATTGACTATCGCTATTTTCTAGCTTATAGTCTCCACAACCAAAGCAATAAGCACTATAACTCCCGTCATTATGCTTATATGTTGCTTTGTTGTCTTTAGAACCACAGTTACTACAAGCACCGTGATTCTGAAGCACACCATTTTCTTTCATTAGATTTTATTCTCCAGATATGTCTCTAGTCTTTTAACAATACCTTCCATCATAGTAACACACGCATCTAAGTTAGATTTGTTTTCTACTCTGTCTTTAGGTAATGATTCTAAAGCTCTTTTTGATTCTGCATCAATGATAGACCTACAAAGATTATTTAATGTAGTATAGTAACTACGCTTATTAGATGCTTGTATTTCTACTAGCACCCATTGATTAGCGTCTGCTTCAATACCAAATCTATCGTTTAGTTTATACATTATCTGTTATCTCCTCGACCGTGCAGAACTCCACGCTCTAAACGATCCCTTAGTTTAACCATATTAACTTCCGCTACTTGTTGTAACGAAAACCCGTGTTCAAACGATAACATAGTTACAGTCCATAGGATATCACCTAATTCTTTGATTACATTATCGTTGAACTCAACTAGATTCATATCACCTCTAAGAAGTCTTTTCTTTAGAGAGAATAATTCACCTACTTCTTCTGGCAATTGCGCCCACACGACCTCGTCATTTTCATACTTAGCCGTGCTTAACGCTGCTGCCTCATACTCAGCAATCTCCATAACATTCTCGCATTTCTTTCTTAGGTTTCTTAGGATACATAGTATCTACATTCCACCTTTTCATAAACGAATCTATATCTTCCTTCAACCAGTTCCACTCTTTAGGTATAACTGTTTCT